ACAGTAGTTATAGCAGCTTGAGAAATAGACATGCTAATGTTAGGTAAGTTAAAATCAGGTATATCGTAATTTTGTAGATAATTAGCAAATATAAGTCTATTAGCAGTTACCTCTTGAGCTTTTGCTTTTCTTGGAACGTTATCCCAAGGTCTAATCATTTGATTAGTTTCTACGGTCTTACTTATTATTTCTGACTCTAACTTATACTCAGTAGGGAAAGTGCCGTCAGAAGCATATTTAAGCGTGTCTACGACGTATACATTGTTGTTATTAGACTCTTTATATAATATTTCAACCTCTTCAACATCAATAGGTCTAGATTCAGTTATATTTATTGATAATTGTCTTAAATTATTTATCATACCATCGTTGTAACCGTTAGTGGATAAATATTCAAAGGTGTCAGGTAAAAAAGCTAACTCACTAAAAGGTGAAAACGTAGAGTATTCGCCGGAGTAGTATTTCCATCTGTAAGCAAAACTTACAAATTTCTTTTCAAATAACACACCTTCTTCACTCAATATAGCTTCCCATGTTAACGGCACATAAGGTAACTCAACTGGTATGCTTTGTATAATACAGTTAAAAACGTTACTAGCACTTATACTATTTATTAATAATTTTATTTCAAAGTTTTCTTGCTGACCTAGATCTTCATAGGTAGATGTACAGGTTATTATATCTCCAGGCTGCCAGTTTGGTAATGGTGAAAAGTTTAAATTTAAAACTGTACCAGCGTCTTTAGCAACTCCCTGATCATCAGTGAAAGTTGTAGCGACAGCATTACTTATTATAACACTAGAGGTTCCTGTACCAATACCACCTCTTGTAGAAGAGCTCATTGTTAACGTTGGTTTACCCATTGGAGCTTGTCTAGCTACAGTTATATGTTCTTCTGTAAAACTAGAAGCGGCTGATAAATCTGCAGCTGATATTTTTTGACCAGTATATTTTGTATGGGTTGTAAAGTTATCGGAGCAACCAGATTTAAATATTTTTATATCTATTTTTTTAGGTTCAGTAACATCATCAGTCCACAGCAACATATCGTCTAACACATTTATACCAGTTATATAAGTGTCTTTTTGCCAGTTAAGTATATTGTTAGCGTCTACTAATACAGGTGATATAATACCAGTTAAGTCGTTATATTCAGCAATACAATCAGCTTCATCAGCTTTTATAAACCAGTATATTCTATCGTTTTCGTTATTAAGCTTAGTACCGACACATATAGCGTTTGTTAAGCCAAAACTACTACCACTCCAGTCGCTAGTTATACTTTTAGCATTAGAGTCATAAACCTTACCAATAACCTTAGTAGTACCTCTAACATTTTGTACAGTACCAACATCATCACCGTCAGATGTAGACATCTCTATATTTAAAGCGTCTCTGTACTCTCCATTAGGTACTAACCTCTCGTCCAGGTCTTTATTCATTTTACCTGAACGGAAATAATGTTTAATATCTGGCATATATATTAGTGTTTAATTATTTTAGATTTACCTCTCATTATCTGAGTAAGTTCTTCTATTTTTAAATTTGATAATCTTAATTTAGCATTTCTAATAGCAACAAACCTTTCTCTTTTAAGTAAAGGTATATAGTTAGGTGCAACACTAGTATGCGTGCTTGCTATGGCGTAAGCTATTGACTTATACATAGCTTCTTCAGCAAACTTATGTACTATCATTTCATCTTCAGATCCTAAGCCATCACTTATGTATTTTAAAGTAACTATTTTACCACTGATACCACCGCTGAAGTTTATATAACCTCTTTTTTCATCTATAAAAAACAAACCATTAAATTGAGAGTTTTCAGGTTCTAAACCATATCTTCTACCATTGAAATTATCAAAATCATCGTCGTTTTTACTGTATGTATCGCTCGAATCTTCATCAGAGCTATTACTACTGTATCTAGTCCATGTTTCTGAATCACTAGCTTGTTGTAGTGTACCAGAACTATCAAACATGTAACCTAAACTACCATCTTGAAGTAAAGCTGTAGGATTACTTGTTTTTCTAGCAGGGTATAATAGTTTCTCTATACCGTCAGAGTCAATATAACAAACTTTAACGTAGTTAACATAATCGTGAGGTAAAGGCATTTTTAACGAAGGACCTATTTCTACTTCTTGTGATTTTGTAGATTTAAATGTATCATAACTCAATTCCTGTATAGCTCTTTGAGCGTGGAAAGCTACATCTGCTTTTCTTACTTTAGGTATTATTTTGTTACTACCAACATAACTTATCATGAAGTTATTTATTATTGTTTGTAAAGATATAAATTGATAGTTACCATATTCAGGGTTTATTATACTTATTAATATAATATCACCATCTGCAGCCGCTTGACCTAAAGTTACAACATAAGTCGTAGGGTTATAAGTAAATCCAGTTACAGCTAAACCATTTTGAGTAACAGTAAATTCACCGCTAGACGTAGGCATAGTACCTAACGTATTCATTACAGTGTTATCTACTGGAAATGATAGCGTATATGTGGGGTTTGAGTTTGAACCTGATTGGGTAAACGTCTGTGTTCCGTAATACTGTTGTTGTGTTCCTTCAAATAATGGCATAGTTATTTATTTTCTTGTTGAATGTTCTGAGCTTCTTCTGCTGCAGCTACTTGATAAACTTGTGGATCTTTTAACTCTATACCAGCTAGTTCTAATATTTTAATAACCAATTCAGACTCATCTGATTGATGTAGTTCAAAATCTTGACTGTTGTTAGCATTATATAAAGCTTCATCTAAAACAGTTGTATAAGCCCACTCAACCGTAGTAGGTCTAGCTATATAGTTACACACTACGTTGGTAGTTATAGTTTCTGGGTAAATTTGTATTGATCTTGATAAACCTATTTCATTGTTAGTTGTAGCTGATTGAGCTTGACCAGATGCATTATCTGGAACAACACTGCTAGTTCTAACATAAACAGGTCTTGTTGATGACGGAGCCGTCAAAGGAGAGTTTTGTATATGATGTATTTCGTTTTGACTAATTTTTTCAACCTCTACGTAACCACCTTTGCATTTGTAGAAAATTTCACCTAGTCTATAATAAGAGGGAATAGTACCCATACCACCTTCATTAGCGTCACCTGACATTACAACTGGTTGTCTGTATCTTTCGAATATATCTATTTTTTCTTCTATTATATCTACTTGATCCGCGTATGTAAAATCATTTGATGGTGCTCTATTTAAAGCATTTAAATCATAAAAGTATTGCTCAAATATATCCATCTGAGCTTGATTGGCAAATAAATTAAATTCTTGAGGGGTGATAAAACCTCTCTGTTCTTTATTAGCTATTGCTAAAACTCTTTGATAAACTGTATCTATATTAACTGCCATAGTTTTTTTTATTTATAGTAAGTAACCACCTTATAAAGATGGTTACCTCTATAAGTGATTGTTATTGTAGTTTTTTCTCAACGGCTTTTAAAACCTCGATACCATCATCTGTTTTGAACCACGCAGCTAGTGCTGAGTAAGGGTTTTCATCAAATGGCACGGTAAATAACTTTCTTCCGTTGCCCCAAGTAAACGATCTATTGTCACTTGAAAGTTTAATAATTCCAGCTTCTACAGATTTAACACCAATATTTCTTAATTGGACGTTATCATCTGATGCTAGTTGTATAAAAGCTTCAGGATTATTTTTAGCATAAACTAAAGTGTCTCTTTTTATTTCTTTAGTAGACATTTTACCAACTTTATTTCCTTTTTCAACTCTTAATATTGCCTCTAGTTCATCTATATCTAGCTTTTTAGCTAAATTCAACGCTTCAATTTGTAGTTCTATTTCATCTACTTCATTTTCAGCATATACTTGAGGTGTGTACTCATAATATATAATACCTTTTTTAGGGTGATATAATGATAGAAGTTCTTGTAAAGCTCTATCGGTTTTAGGCACGCTTAACCTGCCTTCTTTAAAAAATATATGACCTAAGGTTGAATATCCTTTTTGTTCGTCTTTGAAAGCTGAACGTTGATTTGTAGCATACCTAAGTTCTCTATTATAACCTTGCTCTTCGTCAAACCATAATAAAGGTTTTCTTCTTGTATGTCTACTTTGTATTGATAAGACAGGTGGAGAGTTATCTCCTGTTAACATATAAACTCTGTCTTTAACTTCCCATTTGGGTTTTGTTTTATTTTCCATAATATAATATAATTTAATAGTTTGTAAAAATAAAAGCTAGGGGCCGAAGCCCCTTTGCTTTTAAATAATAATTGTTATGCTTTAAGCAATACGAAGTTATTCGCAGCTTGTACACATAAACATCTTTCTGATAAGAAGTTAACAACCATTTCATCAGCAGATGATGTATAGTTTCCACCTACAGATCCAGTGATCCAAGATTTCATTTTTCTATCATCAGCCTCAGAAGATCTATATCTTACGTGTAAGAAAGGTCTTTGGATGTTTTTACCCATTGACTCATCATAAACTGTTGAAGTTCCAGCAGGAACGATAACACCTTCGATGTCTCCAATAAGTCCTCTTGTTACAGAGTCATTTAAGTATTTCCAGTCAGACTTGTAGAAGTCATAAGAACCTCTTCTGAAACCAGAAAAGCCTAGGTTCAACGCCATATCTTCAGAATTGTTGAATACTCCGTAAGAAGTTCCACCAACACCGTAGTTATTTTGTGAAGCTAACATGTTGTCAATTTCTAAGGCAGTAGATCTGTCTAAGAACATCATGTTTTCTTCAATAGCACCTTGCTTATCTAATTCTTGAAGAATTTTGTCAAATTCATTCATACCAACGTGTGCGTTAGCAGAAACTTGATCCTCAACACCACCAGTGTCAACAATATCGAAGTCAGTACCAGTCCATACTAATCCTCTTGCTTCTAAAGCAGAGAATAATCCTTGAGTACCACCAACCGCGAAGTCTCCAGTTCCTTGGAATGTATGGTTAGCAGGCATGCTTACTTGCTCACCTTCAATCATAGCCATTTCTAAGTAATCTTGGAATCTTAATCTAGCTTCGTGCTCAGATTTTAAGTACCAAAGGTATCCAGAAGCACCATTTTCAGATGTAACTTCAACCCAACCTATTTGAGCAGTATCAGATCCACTTACAGAGTATCTGTCTCTTAAAATAGCAGGTTTGTTGCTAAACTGAGTGAATGAAGCATCAATAGATCTTGAGTTTTCAGAAGATCCTTTTTTGTATTCTGAACCATAAACGAAAATGTTAAGATCTTCACCATCAGCAAAGTTTACAGCACCAGCAGTACCAGAAGCACCAGCATTAGTTAATCTTTGTTGAGTATATGGAGCAACTATAATTTCTGTTGTTCCACCGCCTGATACAACTAAACATTTTAACACTTTAGAATTGTCAGTTTTAGCAACTACAATAGTATCGTGGTTTTGTATTAAATTAGAAGCAGGTAAAGTAATCTTGTTAGCAGCAGCTGAACCTGATGCTGCTGAAATTTGTACAGCGTTAGCACCATCGTTGTAAGCTTCAGCAGAATACGCAATGTGTAATCTACCTTGCTCAGACCAAATTACTTGATCAGAAGCTAGTGGCATTTCTGCACCAACCATATTTAAGAAGCCTGATATAGTTCTTTTACCATATCTTTCTACTTCTTTTTCATAAATTTCCGGTAAAAATTGCTGTGCAAATGTACCGCCGCCTGAAGCGCTGTCGAATGACAAGTAGTTATCGTTAAATAACGACTGTGTCGGTCTTGGAGTTAAGTGATTTTGAAAAGCACCTACCCCAGTTGAAAAATCTCCCATAATTTTGAGTTTTTAATTAGTTAAAGTTATTTTTTGTTAAATCTAACTTTGAACGCGTTTGAGTCTACACCCGTTATAGCTCTAACCTTCATACCACCGGACTCAACAGTTTTATGTGTTTGTCTAGGGTCCATGCTCACGTTTTTAGCTTTAGCAACACTATCCTTGATAGCATCTGCTTTGCCCTGCTCATAGAAATGGTTAGCAACTACGTCTGGATTCATTGCTGTAAATAAAGATTTATGATAACCAGCAGCATCGCTCATTTCGTTGTTTTTGTTTAAAAACCTTTTAACGAAATTACTTATGTCACTTTGATCAGTCTTAATTTTATCAGCATCTTTAACATTAAACCTGTAGCGTTTTTCACCAACTTTATATTCAAAACCTTTGAATTGTTGATTAAAAACCTTACTAGTTTCGTTTTTAAATATTGACGCTTGATGATCTTGAACTTTCTGACTCTCATCTTGTTCATCGTTGTATCTATTGAAGAAGTCAACAGCTTTTTGTTGATCAGGTGTTAACTTAACACCGGCTTTGATTTCTTTATAGTATTTAGACTTTAAGCCGTCTAGGTGGCTTTTGGCATTTGCAACTTGCTCCTTTAACGCCAGTTTTTTTCTACGAATATCTCTTTCATCATCTGACTCTTCATCAAATGAGAATTGATCTTCCATTAAGAAACTAATTTCATCATCATTAAGATGTGGTTTAGTTTGCTTGTAGTATTCTTTTAGTAGTTGGTTTTGATCATAACTTGCATAGTCTTGATTTAACCTAACATATTCTTCTAGGGTTCCACCAGTTTCATTCATAAAGTCTACGACTTTTTGTATGTTTTCTGGTAACGGTTCAGCTGTATCTTGTGATTCTTGAACAGCTTGTTCAACCTCATCCTTTAGCTCCTCTGTTTTAGTTTCAACTATTTCTTCTTTCTCTTCGTCTGTTATTTCTTCAAGAACAGGTGTATCCTCTACCTCTGTTTTTTCAACAGGAGTAACTTCTTCCTTTATTTCCTGAACAACAACTTCTTCTTTAGGTTCTTCCTTTACAGTTAAATCTACTTTAGGTATTTCTTCTTTTTCAACCTTTTCAACCGGTTTAGTCATATCGACCTTTATAGGTTCATTAGGTTTTTTTTCAAATCTTTTTACTTTTGGTTTTATTTTCATATCACCACCTTCAGTAATAGTAGGTTCCTCTTTTTTTGGAGCCGACTCTACTGCTTTTACTGATTGAACTTCTTCAATCACTTTTTCATCTTTTTTTGACATAATATAATATTATAAAATTAAACAAATTATCTAGGATCAAAAGCACTCATATCAATGCCTCCACCTAGTATATCATTACCTGAAGACTCAAACTTTTTAGCTTGATTTTGAGATTTTCTTCGCTCGTCCCCTTGTAATTTTACTCTTTGATCTTTACGATCTTCTTTTAAAGTTTCTTTTTTATCAGTTAATGCATCTTGCTTTTGTTGCATTTGCATATTTAACTGAAACTCATAAGCCATTAATTCTTTCTTTAACTGCATTTCTTGTTGCAGCTTTTGAGTAGCTATTTGTGCTTTAACTTGCTCTAACTGAGTTTGCATTTGAGTTATAGCTTGTTGTTTTTGAACCTCAGCCTGAGAAGCCATTTGCTGCGCTTCACCATTAGCTTTGGCTTGAGCCTCTATATTTCTTTGTTGTAGTTCTTGATCTCTTTCTTGTTTCTTTTTTCTACGTATTTTTAATAACTGATTAGCTAACTTAACGTTTTTAATCATTCTAAGATCAATAGCATCTTCTAACTCTATACTTTGTTGAGTTAACGCCATTTGTATATTGTTTTCTAGTAGTTGCTTTTCTTCTTCATCAGGTTCTAGCTCTAAAAATATACCAAAGTCATATAAATGTAATTCAGACATTTCTTCAAGCGTAGCAACATTATGAGCACCTATAGACTGTATAAAAGCATCTCTTGTTGGTGAATACTCTATAATATCAGATATTCTTAAAGATAATGCCTCACAAACTTCAGCTGATAAAAATAAACCAGCTTTAAGTATATGTCTTGTTGCCGTGTTACTATTAGCTGCCGCTATTTTTTGTATTCCAACTAAAGCCTTCGCGTCTGGTGTGCTAGCATCCCTTGCCTCATTTAATCCGGTCACATCTCTTATCATCTGCAGATAATAATTGTACGTCTGTATTAAACTTTGTAGCTTGCCACCGCCGTTACCACTCTGTATTTCTTGAATAGGCACCTTTCCTGGGTTTGGATCTCCATCCATAGTTAAGGATCTACCGATTATACTACCAGTCTGGAAGAACATGTTTAATGCTTCTTGCGGGTTGTAGTTCGTGCCGTTACCAAGGTCTATTTCTGCAAGGCCATCAGCATCCATAAATATGCCGTCAGGTACCATTCGCGAAAGGACTTGTTGGAGTTTTAAGTGTGTCAATTGAATCATATCAGCAAAACCAGTTATACGGCCTACTAAAGATTCTATTTTACCCTTATACATTCTTGGAGCAACTATATTGTAGTTCATTTTAACTTTAGTATAATCACTCTTAGATCTCATCATGTTTTTAGCTAACTCCCATTTAAGTAACTTATCAGTACCTAATATAAGAGCTCCTTCATATAAGACCTCTATTTGTTTTTCTAACTTACCAAATCTAGCTTCTAATTCAGCATCAATGATAGGGTTGAAAGAATCGTCTTTTACAATAACCTTACTACCACCTGTTGCTGTATCTTTTACTTTGTAAACTTCTTTTGAATAAGTTTTATAATTAAAATACAATATTTGTATTTGATTTTTATCTATTTCATCATGCTCGTGATGAGCATTATAGTACCCAGCTTTTCTCATGCTTTGACCGCTTATTTCTTCTAGGTCTTGCTGCGTAAGCTCTGGAAACTGTTTTGCTAGTTCGTTTATAGGTATTACTTTTACTTCACCTACGTAATATATATCATCAAAATAAGGATCACTAGTGTAAGACCAAACTAAATTAGCAGGATCTACATAATCTATTGTAACACCTTGTGATGTATTAAAGCCTGTTTTAACAGCACCAATACCTAAAACAGCTAAGTCGTAGTAAAATCTTTTCTTTATTAAATCATATTTATTACCAGTTAATAAAGTATTTATAGCTTGTTCTTCTGCTATTTCTACAGCTTGCTTGTAGTTAAGCTGCATGTGTAGTTCCAGCTCTTCTTTGTTTTCAGGTATTTCGTTTACGGGAGTTTGTAATATACTTTGACCATAAAACTGTTGTACCTGTTTATCAAACTCAACATTTTGCATGTCTATTAATAAACTCTCCATATACCTAGTTCTCTTGTCTACGCCATAAGGATCTTGAGAGTAAGCCTTAATATCATATATTCTTTCGGCAATACCATTAACAACAATATCCACAAACTTAGGTATTATAGGTACTGGCTTCCAGTCTAAATTTAAATAAGACATATCACCGTTTATAGATAATTCATCTTTATATTTTTGCACAGACTGCTCTCCTCTAGCATACATCCTAAGTTTATGGAAGCTATCTTGGTTGTTAGCAAACCTATAAGTCACGCCATCTCTAACAAACCATTCACTCTCAATAGCTTTTGCTACTTTTAATCCATACTCTTGGCTCACTTTTTCTATATCAGGAGCGACTTGACTTGGAAAATATTGTTTCGTTATTGATTCAGCCATATTATTGTTTTATTAACTTAGACAAAGTACCTTTGTTTTCGTACCTTGAAATTTTTAAATTTAGTTTCTTTTTATGTTTTGCAGCGTTAGGAGTATATAAATGTCTATTACAACCCATTATAGCTAAGCCACTACTAATAGCAGCATCAAATTTTGTTCTATTATTTATATCAAACTTAGACCAGTCTTGTAATGTTTCTGTGAAATACATATTACCCCTGTCTCTAACATGATCTTGTATATACATTTCAATAGCAGCGGCGTGCGCTTGCTTTATATCTTCACTTGAATTTGGTATACCACCTATTTCTTTTTCTGCAACAGATAATTTATTCCATGTTTTATCAGGCCTATTCATACTAAAACCTCTATATCCACGCCTTCTCATATAGTACAATAGACGAGGTTTATTATTCTCTGCTAATATAGGCATCCCGTAGAATATTAAAGCCATTAGAACGTCCTCAAAGAATATATCAGCGGTCTGTGGTCTAGCTATATACTCTAAAAAAAACTGATTAGGAGGACAGTCCTCCATACTAAACTTTGTTAAACCGTGTAAAGCACCTTTAGATCCTTTACCATCTACTGTTCCTGATATATCATAACTGTCACAGCCAAAAGCACCCAGGTGTTCATTACCTGGATATTTAATACCATTTTTAATTATTACATTATTTTGTAATTGTTGCTTAGGTACCCATGAAACTTTAAATCTACCCTTAACATCTGGATAAAACATTACCTTTGTGTCTTTAACTCCGTTTATCCACTGAAAGTTACCAGTTGAAATGTAATCAGAGGCAAACTCTTCGTTGTAATCTATTTGCTCGTATATTTTAGCTAGGTTAAATATACTATTTTTTGTTTCATCTCTGAAAGCATGTTCTTCTGAACGAGGAAACTGTCTATAAAATTCATTTAAAGCATCTCCATCGTTTTTTAAACCATCTGCTTCGTTTTGCCAATGACTTATAACACCTATGTCTATAAAATCTCCGTGAGGACCTTCAATCTCTGTTTCTGGCGTGTCGAATACAGGTAATCCATAAGAATCAATGAATCCTTCGTAGTTCCATTCCATAGGTATGAACAAAGAATAGAGACCTGAACTTGTTTGTCCATTTCTGTTTCGTTTTGTAACATCAGAGTTTTTATATAGTTTTTTGAAGTTGTCACCACCTTTATCTAAAGCGTTTGATGTTGAACCCATCATACACTTACCGATAATTCTACTACCTAATCGTAGTGTTGTTTTTGTAACTCTCCAGTTATTTAATATATTGTTAGGTCTTTCCCATTTACCACTTTCATCATGTACTAGCAGTTTAAGTTTTTCACCATCATAACTGTTATCACCTGTATTTTTCCAATCAATAGTAGTGTCTAATCCTTCTAGCTCTTCTTTGTTGTCAGAAGTTATACTTCTTCTTGTAAGTTTACTAGCTGGTACTCTATATGCTAATTCTGTTTTAGGTCGATCCATACCATCTTGAATCGGTTTAAAAAAGAAAGGATAGTTAACTGATATAGGTACAACTTTGTCTGTAAACATTTTCTTAGCATCT